TAACACAACTAAGATAATAACTAGGAAGATTAGAGAGCAAGGTATTTATGGTCACATAGGTCAAGCATTCTTTTCATTCAGTAATGAGAAAAAGATTTATGAAGAGGTGAGTGAATATGACTACGATTAACAAGATGGAAATGTATGTAGATGAAATGGTCGATGACATAATAGACCAAGTAGAGCAAGACACACACTTTCTTACAGTCGATGAAAGAGCTTTGTATATACATACTTTAGCTATGAAGCTTCATGAACATTTATTAGGCGTAAAATATAAAACAATGTGGGTGAATTAAAATGAATTGTTGGTGGTGTGAAACAAGTTTGATATGGGGTGGCGACCATGACATAGAAGAAGAAACAGAAGAATACGCTATTGTAACAAACCTAACATGCCCTAAGTGTGATTGTTATGTAGAGGTATATCTACCAAAGGAGAATGTAAATGCTAGTAAGCGATATCACTGAAGAAGAACAAAAAATATTAGATAAAAAATATGAAGATGCTATGATATCTTTAAAGAATACAGATTTAAAACTATACAAAAGGCTTAGAGCTAACGAGAAAATTGGCTTTGAAAAAAATGTAGATATAATTTTGAGAGAAGACGAACAATTTGAAATGAGGTTATAATGTTACCATATATGATACTGTTAGAGGGTTTTGATGAAGCTTATGAAGGCTTTGTGGTACAAGAAAAACTACAAAGACCTACTGTAGCAGTTTATAATAGATCAAAATGTGTTGAAATAATTATGAGAGATAAAAACTATAGCAGAGAAAAGGCTATAGAATATTTTGAAGACAATATTGAAAATATGTGGGAAGGCGATGATGCCCCCTTAATATTAAATTCAATTTCAGTAGAGGACTATGATAAAATTGCTAAGGCTAAAATTATATGAGCACAAAAAACAAAAAATCTATTAAAAAGGTAGGCAGACCTAAATTTGTAGTTACAAAAGAAATGTGTGATAAGGCTGAAACCTATGCAGCACAAGGATTAACACAAGAACAAATAGCTATGGCGTTAGGTATAGGACTATCTACTCTATATGAAAAGCAGAATGAATTTACAGAGTTTGCAGAAGCTATAAAAAGAGGAAAGGGTAAAGGTATACAGACTATCACTAATAGGCTTTATGAAAAAGCTCTAGAAGGGGATAATACTGCAATGATCTTTTACCTAAAGAACAGAGCTGGATGGCAAGACAAGATAGAGAAAGAAACTATAGTAGAGCATAAACAAGTAATAGACTTAACTAGGATATCAGATGAGGAACTTGACAACCTTGAACGAACCCTTAGAAGAGCTTCAACGCAGAGCCTCTCAAGAGAAGATGAGAAGGTCATTGAAGGTGTTCACAAAGAGATCGTGGCAAGCGATTGAGCCAGGTAGAGAATTTTACGACAATTGGCATATAGATGCAGTTTCAGAACATCTACAAGCAGTCGTAGAAGGTGATATTAAAAGACTTATAATCAACATACCCCCAAGACATATGAAATCTATAAGTGTTGCAGTAGCATTGCCCGCTTGGACTTGGACTGTACAACCATCTAAGAGGTTCTTGTTTGCTAGTTATGCTGGATCATTATCTATAAGAGATAGTGTTAAATGTAGAAGGCTTATCGAAAGCCCATGGTACAAAAGTCATTTTGGTGATACATTTTCATTAACCACAGATCAAAACCAAAAACAAAGATTTGAAAATGATAAAACTGGTCAAAGGATTGCAACCTCAGTAGATGGAGCACTAACTGGTGAAGGTGGTGACATAATTGTTATTGATGACCCTCACAACGTAAGAGAGGCTGAATCATCAACAGTTAGAGAAGGCGTTCTAGAGTGGTGGGATCAGGCTATGCAAACTAGACTGAATGACCCCAAAACTGGAGCATTTATAATAATTATGCAGAGGGTTCATGAAAATGACCTTACTGGACACATATTAGCGAATGAGTACAATGATTGGGATCATTTATGTTTACCTGCAAGATACGAAATTGGTCACCCAACGCCAACTAGATCATCGCTTGGCTTTAGCGACCCAAGAACTCAAGAAGGGGAGTTGTTGTGGGAGAAGAGGATTGACGAAAAAACTCTTGATAATTTGGAAAAAAGTTTGGGTTCATACGCTAGTGCTGGTCAATTGCAACAAAGACCAATGCCCAAAGGAGGTGGTATCCTTAAAGCAGAATGGTGGGTTCCCTGGGAGAAAGATGAACTTCCAGAGATTGAATACTTGGTGCAAAGTTACGATACTGCGTTCAGTACAAAAGAAACAAGTAGCTATAGTGCAAGAACAACATGGGGCATCTTCAAGCAAAATGGACAAGTAAACGCCATAGTTGTAGAGATGTGGTATGATAGGGTAACTTACCCAGAGCTAAGAAAACTTGCTCAAGAAGCCTATGATGACTGGCAGCCAGATACAGTGTTAATAGAAAAGAAAGCTAGTGGTCAAAGTTTGCTACAAGATTTAAGGATGGGTGGTATACCAGTACTAGCTTATTCACCAGATAGAGATAAGATTGCAAGGGCACATAGTAGTTCTGCATTGTTAGAGGATGGAAGAATATTCTATCCTCAAGGAAAAAAATGGGCTAAAAACCTAATAGATATATGTTCAGCCTTCCCTGCGGGTGATAATGATGATATAGTTGACACTTGTACACAGGCTTGGCTAAGATTAAGAAAAGGTTGGTTCATCACTCATTCTACAGATTATGATGAAGAAGATGAAGTTCAGGAGAGAAGGATGACAATATATGGCTAGAGAACCTCAAGTAATTCCTTTTGCAGAAGGTATGCCTTCAGACGAGTTTCAGATAGAAGATATTGGCAATGATGAGGTTTTAGTAGGCGACCCATCTTTAGATATTTTGGATGAGGAAGATACATCTTTTGACCAAAATCTAGCAGAAACAATTGATGCAAAAGAATTAAATGCAGTAGCAAGCCAATTAATTACAAGTTACGAAGCAGACAAAGAAGCAAGGTCTCAATGGGAAGATAGATACAAGCAAGGCTTAGAGACACTTGATGTGCATGGTGGTCAAGAAGAAGAGGAAGACCAAAGAGCTACAAGAGGATTAAGCAACGTAGTTCATCCTATGATAGCAGAAGCAGCTACACAATTTAATGCAAGAGCAATAGCAGAATTATACCCAAGTGGCGGGCCAGTTAAGACAATAATAGTTGGTGACCCAAGCGAAGAGATGGAAGAACAAGCTCGTAGAGTTAAAGACTTTATGAACTATCAAATTACTCAAGACATGCCAGAGTATTTCCCTGACTTAGACCAAATGTTATTTCAGTTACCATTAATTGGACATACATTTAAGAAAGTTTGGTGGGATGCTAACTTAGACAGACAATGCTCACAATTTGTAAAAGCAGAAGACTTTGTAGTTTCTCCAGAGAGTAAAGACCTTTACACATCAAGCAGATATACACACGTTATTCGTATGCCTAAGAATGACTTTAACAAATATGTTAAGGCTGGGTTCTATTTACCAAGTAAATACAGTGGGGAAGACATAGACCCTAGTGGAGATGTAGGTAGTGAGATAGAGGGCGTTGAGCCTTATGGAGATAGCGAAGACGAAGTCATGACGCTTTTAGAGGTACATGCATATCAAACATTTGATGGCATAGATACTGTCGAAGAAGAAGACGATGATAACATGGTTGCTCTTCCTTATGTAATTACAATTGATTACGATGCAGAAAAGATAGTTAGCGTAAGGCGTAATTGGAGAGAAGAAGACCCAACACAAAAACGAAGAGACTGGTTTGTCAGTTATAAGTTCTTGCCTGGAACTGGTTTCTATGGATTTGGCTTGTATCACATGATAGGTGGTCTAGGTAAAGCAGCTACTGGATCACTTAGAGCATTATTAGATTCAGCAGCATTCGCTAATATGCAAGGTGGATTTAAGCTAAAAGGTAGAGTGACTGGTGGAGAAATGCAGATAAACCCTGGTGAGTTTGCAGACTTAGACGCTACAGTAGATGATGTAAACAAAGCTATTATGCCACTACCATTTAAAGAGCCTTCAAGCACCTTGTTCAATCTTATGAACGCTATCGCAGATGCTGGTAGAAGATTTGCTAGTACTGCAGATTTAAATGTAGGCGATGTCAATCCAAACGCTCCCGTTGGTTCAACAGTCGCACTGATTGAGCAAGGTAGTAAAGCTTTCAGTGCTATACACAAAAGATTGCATTATTCACAAGGGCAAGAGTTCAAAATGCTTGCCAAGCTTAACGCAGAATATCTGCCAGAGAGCTTAACCTTTGCAATGGGTGGTATAAGCGAAACTATATTTGCTAGAGACTTCGATGATAGAATAGATATTATTCCAGTTAGTGACCCTAACATATTCAGTTCTGCACAAAGAATTGCACAAGCACAAGCAGTATTGCAGATGTCAAGTGCAAGCCCACAATTATACGATCAGTATGAAGCCAATAAAAGAATGCTTGAGGCTATTCGTATAAACAACATAGACGAAATACTAAAGAAGCCAGATGATGCAGCAAGAATTGATCCTGTTACAGAAAACACTGCATTAATGTATGGTAAAGCTATAAGAGCCTTTCCAGACCAAGACCACGATGCACATATAGCAGTTCATCTTCAGTTCCTACAAGACCCAATGTTAGCTGGGAATCCAGGTGCTGCGGCTATGCAACCAATTATGATAGCCCATATTGCTGAACATATAGCGTTGTTATATAGACAAAGAATGCAAGCGAGTATTGGCGTATCATTACCAACCTTGCCAGAGCTTCGTGACCCTAAATTTAAGTTTGAAGATATCAATCCAGATATGGATAGGCTTATAAGCGAAAGAGCAGCAGAAGTTGTGGCTAAAGCACCTCAAATGCAAGCGATTGCTCCACTAGCTAAAATGATGCAACAACAACAGCAACAACAACAAAACCCACTACAATACGCACAAGAACTAGCAAAATTAGAAGCAGAAGCCTTAAAGGCAAGAACTGAGGTGCAAATACAAGCTGACCAAGCTAAAGCACAACAGAAACTAGCAATTAATGAAGCGGAAGCGAAACAAGATTTGCAGATAGAGCAAGCCAAGCTACAAGCAGACTTACAAGCAAAAGTAGCCAAGTTGGAACTTGAACTGCAGATGGAGCGTGAGAAAAACCAAGCTGAAATACAAAAGGAGATTATCAAGGATGCCTCAAGACAACAGAATGATGGGTAGAGAAAACATACCATCTAATATGGACATGGGTATGAATAGCATGATGCCACAAGAAATGGATTTAGATGCCATAAATAAAGTTCGTTTGCTTATGGATATGGGCTT